ACCAAATGTTGCGGCACCAGGCGATTTCAGCCCGGCCTCAAACTCACGAGCCATGGCTTCTAATGGTGTAACGTCGATAGGTTCGACTGGGCTGTCGATACCTTCAATGGAGGTCACCGCGATGACACCTAAAATGGAATCATCTGCCGGATCTAGTGCATAGAGCTGGGTGCCCTGCGTTTTCATACTCATGTTGTTGCTCCTAACAATAGCCTTGCGGCAGATACAAAAAAGCCCCTGCAGGTGCAGAGGCTTTTGGTTTTAAGTTGCGGAATTTTTTGATAGAGACTGGCTAACGAGTAACTAGCCAATCAATATCAAAGCTGTGGCGGTAATTGCCGGTTTCTTTATCCCGGTCATCACCGTTGTAATTGGTGGTGTATGCATCCAGTTCGATGGCGTGGCGAATAGCATCACCCACTGCTGAGGCTGTAGCACCTGAGTCGGCGTATACATCCACCTGCAGGGTAAATGCATCGGTATCTGGTCTGCCGGCTAAATAGTTTTCAGGGCTACCGCCGATCACTTGCCAAACGGCATAGGGCTTTGGCTCGTTTTGTTGTGCTTGCCCAAACGGATAAAGCCTTACTGGGTTAGTGCCAAGTAGCGCGGTTACCTCTGGACTATTGCGGCAAACCACAAAAATAGGCGCGGTGCTCATGAAAGTGCCTTATCGAGTTCTTTATCAAATTCAAAGGTAAAGCTGTTTATCACTTGGTTGATATTGTTAGCCAATGCTGGGCGCATAAAGGGCTGGGCTTGGGCGCGTTCGGTACCGAACTCCACTAAATGCCAGTGTGGTGTATTTCCGCGAGCGCCTTCGTCGGCATTGGGTGTTGGGATCCGGCCGCGATTGGTGGCTACACCAACGCGATACATGATCACCCCATCACGCTGAAATAGTCGGCTAGCAAACTGCAGGGTGATATTGTCGCGGATCCGTCGTCCTGTTTTTGGGTCATCCACTGCCAAGGCGTTTTGTTGCGCCGCTTTTTTTACAATACCCGCGGCTTTGCGTAGCGCTGCTCTGGTGCCTGTATCAAGCACGGTTTGGCTAACCTTATTCATTTTTGCTTTGACTTCTTTTAAGCCAATAATGCTGAAATCTGAGGTTGCCATGGTTAACCTACTTTGTTTTGGCTGTTTAAGTACTCAACTGTGACGTGGCCGTAACACGTTTTGCAGATCACTTTCTTTTTATGTTTATGGACTTTAAGTGGCTGCGGACAAAACACTACCTTGCCCTTTTGGGTATCGGCATAAATGCAGTGATCTAGTTTTTTACCGTTTAAAAACACCTCAACAGGCTTACCTATTTCACTGGTATTTCCAATGGTGAAAATGTGAGGTGTATTCATGGTTAACCTACTAAAACGTCTTTTGTTTCTGATACCGGGATGATTATCCGTTGATGGCCTGATTGGCTATCGGGTAAAGCGCCTTCCGGTTTATAAACCTTGCCTGCGTGGCGAATGCGAAACTCGCTTGGGAATTCTGGTCTAAAGTGGATTTCAAACTTGCCTGAAATTTGCGACTGTGCCGCGGATGCGGCAATAAATTCTTTCACTGAAAGCGGCTCAAATCCTGCCATAGTTTGAAATGCTAACGTCCACTGATCTTGCATTTCGCCTGTGAGTGGGTCTTGCTGCTTTTGCGATGTAAAAACATCAATTCGATGACGTAGCTTGCCGCTTGCCATAGCTTATCCTATTGCCAAGTCTCTAAATTCGAATATCAGGCTTTCAAATGCAGCTGGAACTTCAACCATTTGCACAGTTGATACGGCCTCACGGTTAGTAAACCAATGCGACAATAGCAATAACCCTGCATGAGTTAAGTCTTGGCTTTCTTCTATGATGATTGCTTTTGGTGGCTTTGGATCTGCCGCTTCATATTCGGCTGCAGTATCAAAAAAGGTACAGTTCAAACGGCGGCGAATGTGCGCCTCAACTGCGGCCATTAGTTGTTGTAAATATGGGTCGTGATACGTTTCTGACTCGAGCAGGTTAACTTGCCGCCGAGCAGCTTCAATGGTGATCAGCGGCATGTCGCTTACTCCTGTTTGCCTTCGGCTTGTTCTGCCGTGGCTTCATAAGGTTCTGCAACCTTAATCTTGATGAGTTTTTCTGCTGTTTCTGCGTCAAACCCTGCTACATCTTCAGGTGAATAACGGGTCCATGGTTTGGTGAAAACAACGACGACTTTTCCAGATTCAGTCGATGCTTCTTTTTTTACAGGTGGCTTTGCCATTGCAATTTCCTCAAAAAAATGGGGCAAACGCCCCATTTTGTTTAGTTACTTATCAGTTAACTGATTACTAAGCGCTCATTACCAAGTAACGCCAGTACCTAATACAAGGCCTTCGTTATGGCGGAAGCCGATATCGTGCTCGGTAACCACGCGGATTAACGATTGGTTGCGACTAAACGCAGAAACCAATTGTCCTTGATCATCCTTGTAGGTTGCTTCGCGGCTAAAGTCGATTGCGAAACTGCCGCTTTCACCGATGAGCACATCGTTAAAGTCAGCAAAGTAGATTTCAGTTTCGTTGGTGCCGGTACCAAGGTTTGATGGAATGGTGTTGGTATGCTGAATAGGGAAGCCTTTCAGCAAGCCAGAGGACATTTCTGGATAAACCTTGTTGCCATTGCCATCACGCAGGCCGAACAGCTTCATATAGGTGCGTGGTGATAAACCCCAACCAGGGGAAATCATTAGCGAGTTTGACTGCATCAATTGCAGGATCAGGTTATCGAGGTAGGCATCGATAGTGGCGAGATCTGCCGTTCCAGACCATGGAACTGTGCGGCCTGCATCCGTGGCGGTCTTTTTAAAGCCTTTTGGTGTTGATGATGAACCATCATCACGTAAAAACGCTTTATCTTCACGTACCGCCATTGATGCCAGCATATCTTGCAGTACTAAGTTTTCGACGTTACGACCAGCATGACCAATCAATTGGTTAGAAATCGGCACCAAGGTGATCATGGTTTTGGCTGACAATTTAACATCGTCCAGTGATGCATTTGATGCTAAAACATCTGTGCCTTCACCAACGTAGGATGAAGTGGAACCACCACTCATACGTGGCAATGACATATTGCCGTTTGGCAATGGCATTGAACGCGCACCTAAGCGACGCACAATGGTACGATTACGCAGTAGCTCAATAACTTCCATCGCGGTATTTTGTGGCACTAATGCGCCACCAGAACCCGCTGAGGTTTCAATGGCTAAAGCCACATCACCATCGCCGATGGTGTCGTTAGCAAAACGCGCCGCGCCTTCTAAATCGCCTTTTGAGGCAGCAATAGACATTGCTAAACGTGCAAATGTCGCGCCTTGATACTGCTCAGCTTCTTTTTTAGTGTGAACCGCAGCAGAACCATTTTTACTCACTGGTTTTGCATGGGTTGCATTCATGCGCTCTGCGGCCTCTAAGCGGCCGATTTGAGCGGTAATATCATCAAATTCCTTAGATAAGGATTCGAATTGAGTTAACTCTTCGGCGCTCAAAGAGGCTTCAGCGTCTTTTGCCGCTAGCAGTTGCACTTGAGCGTTAATCTCAGCGCGTTGGCGGCGAAGTTCTTCGATTTTAAACATGGTAAAGCTCCTTCAGGTGAAAAAAATGCAGCCTATTAGCTGCACATTGTTTGCCCCGCCGCGTGGCTAGAGCTGGTTTTTGATATTCATCGCTTTGGCTTGCATGCCAATGCTTTTGCTTGGGCGACTTTGCGTCATGTAGGGTTTTGCGATGGCGTTAATGGCTTCGAATGGCGTCATCAGCTCATCGGCTAGGCCCATTGCGTTCGCCTCTCTTGCGCCAAAGAGTCTGGCTTGGGTATCGATTACCTTTTGCACTTCCATGCCACGGTATTGCGCGACAGACTCGGTAAACATTCGGTAGGTTTCGTCTAGGCGAGCATTAATTTCGATGATCGCTTGTTCGGTGATGGGTTCGTGTGGGCTACCATCATTTTTATGGTCGCCACGGTAGAAGGTTGTAAATTTAAGACCTTCTTTTTCTTCTAATTTGCTGACTTCCATGTGTTCCATAATCACGCCGATTGAACCTACGCCAGAGGTTGCAGATACAATGATTTTTGAACACGCAGATGCCATAAAGTAGCCAGCTGAATAGGCGCTGTAGTTGACGATCGCATTAATTGGCTTGATTTGGCGCGATTGATAGATGAAATCAGCCAGCTCTTTGCAGCCAACGGCCATGCCGCCGCCAGTATTAAAATCTAAGGCGATTTCTTCGACCATGTTGTTGTTAAGCGCCCGAGTCATACGGTTTTGCAGCTTTTCATAGCTGTTTAGCTCGGTACAGGCGGCGGTGATATGGCCACGGCGAGCCATTAACAGGCCGTGAACAGGAATAACCGCTACTCGGCCATTTGCAATGGTGTACATGCCTGAAACATCGCAGTCATCATCCGCAATGGTGGCAAGACGCTCTGGTAGTTGTTGATCTTGTTGCAGTGATGGGATGTCGATTGATAAGTTACCAGTGATGCGCGGGATCAGGACTGATTTTACGGCATCAACTGCAGTTCTAGTCGCTAGCAATGGGGTATTGAATACCATGCTGGCTAAATTTGGATAGTTTACTTGCATAGTATTGCCTCGATTTGCTGCATTTGCTCTGGTGTGGCGTTCATGTGTTGTTGCGCTGAGTTGCTTGGTACCATGTTTAACGGGGTTAAATAGCTGTCTCCGCCTGGTATTGGGCTCATGTTCTCAAGGCGGCGGATATCGTTCACACTCAACCAGCCCCAATTGCGGCCAATTGCGTAAGATTCGTAACGTGATTTTTGGTCACCACGGAGCAAGCCTTGGACGTTGAACTCTATGTAGTACTGGCCGCGCTCTGATGGAAGTAGCAAGTCGCGGGTTTGTGCGGCTTCAATCCGTTTTAGCCATGGCAACAAAGAGTAAATCACATAGCCAAGTGACATTGACTCGATGCCAGAACCCCAAGAGGTGGTTTTTTCTGTCATCTGCACCATGTGCAGCGGGATTTTGTACAGCCTGCACACTTCAGCGATACCAAAGCCACGGCTCTCTAACAGCTGGGCCTTTTCGTTGTCCATTGATAGCTGCTTGTAGCTCATGCCCTCTTGCAGCATGGCCACAGAAAACGCATTACGCAGGCCTGAGTGGCGCTCTTTGAACTTACTTAGGATCGCGTCAATTTTTTCTTGAGAGTCAATCGCCTTGACTGATTCTGGGCGCTCAATCACGCCGCTGAGCGTGGTACCGTTGGCAAAGACATTGCCTGCGTGTTGTTCGGTCGCTAATGACAGACCAAATACATCGGCATTGGTTTGAATTGGTGATAGTCCAATGTAACCGTCAAGACTAAATCCCTTGATGTGGTGGACTAATCTGGCTGGTAGCGTCTCGTTTAAATCGGTTAGATGGTAATAAGGCAACGCATCAGGCCCCTTTAATACCTGAACTTTGTCAGGATTAATTGGGATCAGCTCTTTGATGTAGCCATCGCTATCATATTCTTTTAACGCGAAGTTATTGCCGCGAAGACCAAGACAGCCCATTGATTGCTCGTAGTATTCAAAGCTGGTGTCTTTTTGGTTTGGCTGGTTGTGAATAATGTCGTATAGCGGGTGATCTGTGGCTCTGACTCGGCCATCACCTTCGCGGCGATATAGTTCACATGGCAATTGGGCAACTGACTCAGCCAATAAGGTAACGCAAGAACGCACAGCTGAAAGGGCAAGGGCTTTTTCAGGCGTGACATGGATACCTGATGCGGTAGCACCGCCACTAATAGAGCTAACCCATCGCCACCAGTCGTTGCCTTGCTGGCGTGATCCCTTGAACATTTGTGGAATAAACATTATTCACCTGGTCCTTTGGTTGTGCTCATAGCTCGAGTCACCATCCATGACCAAAGCAGGCATAAGCTACCAAGCGTGATAAACCCTACCGCGGGAAGCAGCAGCCACGCGCCGTAAGACACGCATAAAACCCCCGCTATACCAATAATGAAAGCGATATAAATCAACATAGAACGTCCGAAGTCTCGTAAACTGAAGTTGACTGAGCATCACTTACTGGGTCAGCCGTTCCCACGGCCATGGCGGCGGCGACTACGCCGTCGATACGACCTGTGGATTTTTTCTTGGTAAAAATACGGTTGTCTTTGGCGTCGGCCTCAAGCACGGCGCTTGCGGCGTTCCACCTTAGGCATGGATTGGTTTTGATTCTGATCTCTTTACTGGTGATCAGCTTTTCGAATAGCTCAATTGAGCGCGGCATCCACAGGTTTGACTCTGATGCTTTGTAATAACCTTGCCCGTGTTTAACCAGTGGGATAAATACGTTTGCCTCGGCGAGTTCTGGCTCGAGGTAGTGGATCCGGTATTGGTCAAAGCCGATGCTTTTTATCTCATACAGTGCAGATAGCTCGGCAATGCGTTCTGCCACAAAGCTGTAGTCCACTGCGTGACCTGGTGGCGCATGGATAAAACCTTGCCTTAGCCATGCCGAGTACGGCACGTTATCGGTGCGCTCGCGATCCAGTAGCGTGTCTTTGGGTGTCCAAAAGTCCACTAACAGCGTTTTTACTCTAGGGAAGTAAAGCGCTAAGGCGGTTAAGTCGCGGGTACCGGATAAGTCGAGCCCGCCGTAGCATTCTTCGCCGTATAACTCGCTGATATCAAAATCATCTTCGCAATCCATCCATGTGTCTGCGGATAACCAAGGCGAGGCACTATCTACCCATTGGCAGAAGTTTAAGCGGCGAACAATGCTCTCTTTGGCTGGCATTCCCTTGGCTTGGGTGACCTGTTCACGCAGGTACTTATGCGTGAAGGTGTGCCCCAGTGATGGGTTTGCTTTTTGCCAGCAACTTTCGTCATTAATCGGGTCGTCACCTTCATCGAGCGAACAGATAAAGGCGAAGAAGGAATCATCGTCTTTGGTACCCGCACAAATGGCTTTGCCGTATTCGTGGTACGAGTAACAAACGCTGGTGCGGTCGTGTCCTGAGTTGGTGATCATGAAGATCAACGCTTGCTTGCGGCCTTTGGTACCCGCTCGCATCATCTCGACGACGTTGTTGTTTTTGTGTTCGTGTACTTCGTCAATCAGCGCCATGTGTGGACGCGGACCTGATTGGCCGTTGTCGGAGCTGATTGGTCTAAAAAATGAATTTTTAGCGAGATAGGCAAGGTTCCACACGTTTTGCGCAGTACCTGACGGTTTTAGCCTTGCACTAAGTTGTGGCGACTGCCTAAACATTGAAACCGCGTCGCGGAACAACACCATGGCTTGATCTTTTTTTGTGGCCGCTGCATAAATTTCGGCGGAGGCCTCACCATCTGCCACTAAACCGTAAATCCCAATACCTGCGGCTAACGGGGATTTACCAGAGCCTTTGCCACTTTCGACATAGCACATGCGAAAACGGCGGGTACCGTCGGCATCCTTCCATCCAAATAGCGATCCGACAATAAATGCTTGCCAGTCGAGCAGATGGAATGGCTTGCCTTCGTGATCGCCACCACTTAAGCGCAATACTTTTGGGAAAAAGCTAATTGAGCGGTTGGCGGCGGCTAAATCCCAAGTAAGACCACGTTCGTGGCCTGTTTCTAAATCTTTTAAGTGCCGCTTACAGGCGTTGCGGATATCTGGGCCTGCGAGGAACTCCCCTGATGCGACTTGTTTTGCCCAACGAGTGACGCGATCTTCTATATCATCCGAAGAACTCGTCGATTTCGTCTTTTTTCTTGTCGCCATCAGTTACCTGTACTTTGCTACGGGCCGATGGAGTTAGCCCAAATTCTACGAGATAGGCCTTAAATCGCCTGTCGGCATCGGCCAGCATTTGCACAGCTGGGTTTGCCTTCATTAGCATTTGCTCGACTTGGGTGACTTCGCGGGTATCTTCGTCGATGTTTTCGCCGATGATTTTGATGCTTTGGTACGTTCGGCCGTTTTGTTTTATTTCGTCCCTCAGG